GGTATCGCCACCCATTACGTTGACGCCAGCGACAACGTCTGCATCGAGCGTGAAATCACGATGTACCGCGTCAACCAGTACGGCGATACCGATACCTCGTACCTCGATGTGCAGTCACCGGCGACGCTGGGGCGTATCCGCTACGTCATCAAAAACCGGTTCACCAACCGCTACCCGCGTCACAAGCTGGCCGGGGATGATGTGCTCGACCTGCTCGATCCGGGCCAGCCGGTGATGACGCCGAAGATTGCCCGTGCCGAGCTGCTGGATATCGCGCTGACCGAGCTGATTCCGGCTGGTCTGGTTGAAGACTTCGACGACTACAAAGACACGCTGGATGTCTATCTCGACGGCGACGATAAAAACCGCCTGAACTTCATCTGCCACCCGAACCTTGTCAACCAGTTACGAGTGCTGGCCGGTCTCGTCCAGTTCAAACTTTAAGGAGCCTTTATGAGCATTCTGGGTCAGGCGGCCATCCGTATTAATGGCCGCGAAATCAAGACAGAGGGTAAGTCCACTCTCAATCCAGGTGGTAAAACGCGCACCCAGCATATGGGGGGCGGCAAGGTCTGGGGTACGTCCGGCAAGATGGCGGGCCCCTCGATCCAAATGACTATCGCCGCAGCGCAGGATATGGACGTTATTGAAATCAGCAACTGGGAGAATGTCACCGTGATGTTTGAAGGCGATAACGGCCTGACCTACATGATGACTGGCGCGGCGACGGCTGAACCGGCCACGCTTGATGAGGATGGCGGCACCATCAGCGCCAACTTCATCGGGACCAAACTGGTGAAGGTGTAAGTCATGGCTGAGATGAGTGTCACCTTAAAACATGGCTACATCGCCGGTAAAGGTACTGACGATGAGATCCGCTACAAAGAAGTCACGTTCCGTGAGCTGACCTCCAAAGATGTTATCGACGCCCAGCTGGAGGCTGAGCGTGTGGTTATTGGGGAGAACGGCAAAGCGGTTGCGTACTGCTCTGAAGTGCTTATGGGGCTGGGTATGCTGAGGCGACAGATTGCGTCAGTGGGTGAGATTCCGGGGCCCTTGTCCCTCAAGCAAATCTACGCCTTTCACCCGGAGGATTTGGAATTACTCAGCAGTAAAGCTGCCGCACTCGATGAGCTGATTTCGGAGACCGCTGGCCGGGGGCGACCTGATGCCGCTGGCGACGGCGCTCAGTAATCTCATCGTCAATTTGTCTCAACGTTTTGATATGTCCTACCTGCAGCAGTTGCCTCTCCGGCAGCTGCTGCGCCTGACAGAACAGCTGAGGAAGCAACATGGCAAACCGCCTCACCACTGAAATACTCATCAATCTGTCAGGTAACCTGACCGCGAAAGCCCGCCAGTACGGAGCCAACATGTCCGAGTTCGCCCGCACCAATCAGCGGGCAATGAACGTAATTAAAGCTACGTCTGCAGCAGCAGGTCGTGCCATTGATGCGGTTGGCAATCGCTATACCGGCATGATTGCTGGTTTTGCCAGTGGTGCAATGTTGCGTAACTTTGCCGATACAGATCGTCGGCTGACCCGCTTGGGCATTTCTGCCGATAAAACAAAGGAGCAAATTACCAGCATTTACAGCGATGTTCAGGATGTCTCTATCAAAACCCGTATTGATGATAAAGAGCTTGTCGGCTTCTTGGAAACAGTCAACGCAATGACCGGTGATATTGAGTTCGGTATCAAAAACCTCAAGTCTGCTGCATTAACTATTGCAGGTACAGGCAGTAGCGGTGAGTCAGTTGGGGCATTATTCGCACAGTTCCAGAAATACGGAATCAACGACGATAAAAACTCTACATTAGCTATGGATGTACTTAACCGGCTAGGCAAAGAAGGGGCATATGAGCTGAAGGATCTGGCTGAAAAAGCAGGCCCCTCCCTTTCTCTTTATGCTGCTGCTGGCGGGCGTGGCGTTAAGGGCATCAAGGATGTGGGTGTGGTGATGGAGTCAGCAATGGATGCGACGGGAAACCGTGATACGGCGGCGACGTTAGTTGAGAATTTTATCCGCGAAGTCCAGAACCCTAAAATTGCAACGGCACTAGAGAAAAAAGGGGTAAAAATCAGGGATAAGAACGGAAAGCTGAAATACTCACTCCCAGAACTACTCATAATGTTGTCTGAAGGGTCAGCCAGAGGAGGGAAAAAAAGCGGTAAAGGTCAACTCGGCGAACTGATGGATGTTGGTTTTACGCAGACCAGTCTTGATCTTATTTCAGGTGTCTCCAGCCAGAAAGGTCAGGAAAACCTACGCCGATACAATGCCGTTATAGCAGATGGGGCATCAATACAAAAAGATGCAACCTACGCCGCACAGGATTTTACATCTGCACTACAAAGCCTTAATACGACTTGGCTTAAGTTCGCTAATGGTAACTTGGCTGAGCCAGTGCAGGAGCTGGCAGACGCGATTAACTCAGTGGATCAGAAGACTGTCCAGAATTGGCTGGAAACCGGCAAGAATATTGCCATCGCGGTCGGTGGTGTTATCGCCGCCCGCAAAGCCTTCCAGTTAGGTAAAGGTGCATGGGACTTGTTCGGCGGCGGAAAGTCTAAAGGTATCCCCAAAGGTGTTTCAGATGTGTTCGGCTCAGGAGTAATGCCGGTCTATGTGGTCAATATGGGTTCAGGAGGTATGGGCAGCGGTCCTGATATCGGTGGTCCCGGTGGCGGAAAGCCTTCAGGCCGGGGTGGTGCTGGTCGCGCTTATTCCGCAATGGGTTCAGCCTGGATGGTTGGCCCGCTGGCTGCAACAATCCCATTTCTTGATGAGAAACCAAACATTACCGATGATGACAAAGCCAGTATGGTCAAATGGGCTCAGGACCGGGCCAAAGAACCGTCTGTCTGGTCTCGCGTTATGGACTTTCTCCAGCCACCTTCTGGCTATCAGGACCCGTCGCCGTGGGCGTCTATGCAGCCGCAAAACCAGCCTGGCTACCCATTTCTGCAGCAACCTGAGCTGAAAGGCAGTATAGAGGTCTCCGTTAAAGATGATCGGGTTCAGGTGACCAGCGTCAAGGTCAATGCCCCCGGCGTCACCCTGAGCGCCCAGTCTGGCGTCAGCAATGTGGAGCAGGACTGATGGCCACTAAATGGGAAGACCTGCGTGATGCCTCGTTCCGGGGCGTCCCTTTCTTTTTCCGCGACGTCGAGGGCGCTGGCGGCCGCCGCGCTATTCCCCACGCTTACCCCAAAAAAGAGGTGGGCTGGACGGAAGACCACGGCGCGGTGCTGACTCAGCAACAGATTAACGCAATCCTGCTTGGCAGTGACTACAGCGACCAGATGAACCGCCTGCTGGCGGCACTCAATACCGCCGGTCCCGGCGAACTGGTGCATCCGTGGTTCGGCGTTCAGAAGGTTCAGGTGGGCCGCGTTACGCATCGTCTCTCCACCGAAGAAGGCGGCATTGTCTACATTTCCTTTGAGGTGTACGAGGCTGGCGAGCAGCTGTTTCCGTCCGGCACCGAAGACACCAGCGCCACCACGCTCAGCGCGGCGGATAAGGTCAAGGAAGCGCTGGCCAGCGGGGATTATTTCGCGGCGCTCGATGGCGTCGGCAGCATGGTGGACACGCTTCTTGAGGACATGGAGGGCTTTGTCACCAGCCTGCCGACCCTGCCGGATGCGCTCAGTGAGTGGATGGACCGCCTCAACCGGTTTAAGGACCTCGCCGGTATTGTGGCCGCCGCTCCGGGTGAAATGATCCGCGATATCACCGGCCTCATCAGTGATATGAAAGACCTCGTCTCTGAGCCTCCGTTCGCCCTGCGGGTCTATGACCAGTTGCGCGACAAATGGGAAGGTGACCGGGCAGCAAAGTCCGCAACCAAATCTCTGGTCGATAACATCAGCGTGAACACCGATACCGGCTTTGCCAGCAGCGTCACACCGGCATCGACGCCGGAGACCACGGCGGCGATGGAGACCAACATCGTTGACTTCCGCCGTCTGGTTATTATCTCCACGCTGGTCGCTCAGGCTGAAGCGGTGGCCACAGCAACCTTCGAGACCGGTCAGGATGCGCAGAACACCGGCGACCAGCTGGCGGAGCGTCTGGGCGAGACTGCAGCGGAAGCCGTCGAAAGCGGTCTCCGTGAATTGTGGCGCTCCCTTCGCGAGCTGCGGTTCGCGGTGGTGAATGATGTGCGTATTCGCAGCATCCAGCTGCCGGAGCTGCGCCGCGTCACCCCGGCCCGGACAGTACCGGTGATGCTGCTGGCCTACCGCGAGACCGGCGACGCGGAGAGCCGGGATGAGCTGGTGACCCGCAACCGGCTGCGCTATCCCTCCTTTATTACACCTTCACAGACGATTGAGATCATCAGCAATGACTGAAGAGTTAACCCTGAACGTTGACGGCAAGGTCTGGGGCGGCTGGACGGACATGGCCATTAACCGCTCACTGGAGTCTGTGGCGGGCGAGTTCGACCTGACCGTCACCGCCCAATGGTCATCTGCCGCGCCGCGCTCCATCAAACCCGGCCAGTCCTGCACGGTCTCCATCGGCAGCGACCGCGTTATGACCGGCTATATCGACGATTTTATTCCCAGCTATGACTCGGAGAATGTCTCCCTGCGCGTCATGGGTCGCGACAAGACCGGTGACCTTGTGGACAGCTCGGTGGTCGATAAGTCCGGTCAGTGGAAAGGTCAGAAACTGGAACAGCTTGCGGCCACCATCTGCAAGCCCTACGGCATCGAGGTGGTTAATGAGACCGACACCGGCGACGCCTTTGCCAGCATCACCCTGGAACAGGGCGAAACTGGCTTTGAACTGCTCGACCGTCTGGCTAAACAGCGCGGCGTTCTGGTGACCTCAGACGCTTACGGACGGCTGGTCATCACCCGTGCATCCACCCGGAGGGCGGGAGTAAGACTGACCCTCGGTGACAATATTCTGGCCGCCCGTGGCCGCTTCAGCTGGCGTGAGCGTGCCAGTCAGTACATCGTCAAGGGCTCCGCCAGTGCGGGCGGTGTGACATGGGATGACCAGCCTGTGAAGATGGTCGGCGGGCGTCAGACCGTAGTCAGCGACCCGGAGATCACCCGCTATCGTCCGAAGATTCTGGTCAACGAGGATAGTCTGACGGTCGGCGGAGCCAGCGCCCGTGGTGAGTGGTACAAGACCCGCATGATGGGGGAAGCCAACACCACTGAAATCACTGTGGCTGGCTGGCGGGAGAATGGTGCTACCGGTCCGCTCTGGCAGCCTAACCTGCTGGTGCCGGTGACCGATGAAATCCAGCAACTCGATGTCACCTGGCTGATTAAGACAGTTTCCTTTATGGAAGGCGATCAGGGGCGTCTGACTGTGCTGTCACTGGTGCCGCCTGAGTCGCTGGATATGCCCGAACAGAAAGCTAAAAGTAAGGGTAAAAAGGCGAAGTCGAAGACTTCAGTGGGGGTGACATGGGACTGAAGGAGGTCAACTTTTCCCGTTCTATCGCGGCTATGGGTCGCCGCCTGCGCCTGATGGTGGACCGCGCGCTGGTACGTATCGTGACGGACAGCCTCGGTCGGCAGAACCTGCAGGTGCAGTCGCTGGCCGATGAGACCAATGACGATGTCGAGCGCTTCCAGAACTACGGGTTCACCAGCGTTCCGCCTGTGGGCTCTGAGGCCATTGTCGTCGCCGTGGGCGGACGTCGTGGCGGTCTGGTGGCCATCGCTGTCGAGGATAAAGGGAGTCGCCCCCGTGGCGGCGAAGAAGGCGACGTTTTTCTTTATCATCAGGAAGGCCATATTATTCGCCTGAAAAAGAATGGCGAGATTGAAATAACAGGGAAGAAGGTAAATGTGGTTGCAGAAGAGAGCTGTGACATTATCGGTAAACAGATAAATATCACCGGCCACACTTCTTTCAGTGAAGATATTAAGGTCCAGGGAAAAAGTTTCCTTGACCATATTCATAAGGATGGTGACGGTGAAAACACGACTAAACCCTTATGACCATCAGAATAAACTGGCACCTGCCCGCTGGCGGCGACATCGAGATTGAACACAATGGCCTTTCGTTTGACGAGGGCCTTGTTTCTTTGGTGTATACC